GATGGATCTTGGTAGATCTGGTTCTATTATAACTGCAAAATCCGCAAAAAATAGACTTGCTAAACCAAAAAAAGTTAAATTCGAAATTGATTATAGTAAAGGTATTAATCCATTTAAAGGGTTAGATTTATTCTGCACATTTGAAAATTTTCCAAAAATTGGTATTGCTCAAGTTAAAAAAGACGTTGATAAGGAAACAGGTGAAATAACATTCAAACCATCAAATAGATGGTATGTTAAACATTTAGATAAAACTATTTCAGAAAAACAACTTTTCAACAGAAAGGTTTTTACAAATGACGTTCTAAACGCTATGGAGCCAATAATTTATGATTATTTTAAATATCCATCATATGATGAGTGTTTAAGAGAAATAGAAGAAATTGACGAAAGATTGAATGAACTTGAAGATAAAGATATGCTAACATCTGATGAATTTAATTTAGGTGATGACGATCAATTATTTAGTTAATATTTATGAATATAGATAATCTAAACAAAATAAATAACAAATATAAAACACACACAATATGGCTGAAGCTATGAACACAAATATGGAAAAACACTATTTTATCTACATTTTAGATAATCCTGATCAGTTTTCCAAAGTTGAATCATATTTTTTTAAAAATTCTGATATACAATTTGTGTATTCTGTTATAAGAGAAGAATATATGAGAAGTGAAAGTCATATTGTACCTAGTATACAACAAATTTATTCTATGGTTAAGCTTGCTGATCAAGATAGTAAGATTAATGATAAAGTTGTAAAATTACTTCTTCAATCTGATAATAGTGATATTAGTGAAGAGTGGCTATTACCTAGGTTTAAAGGTTGGAAAATACAGAATCAATTAAAAAGTGATACACTTAGAACTATTGATATGATTCGTAATATAGAGGAGATAAGTTATGATGATGTAACTGAAATTGCTCAAAAACTTAAAGTGATGTTTGGTAATGTTCTTTTAGTTGATGATGATGATCAAGATTTGGGTGATGATTTTGATGATCCAGAGTCACATAAACAGCAAACTTCAAAGAATTGTATCCCAACTGGATGGGCTTCTATAGATAATATTTTAGGTGGTGGTTGGAGTAAATCTACTTTGAATGTCATAATGGGTGAAACAAATGTAGGTAAATCTATGTGGCTTCATAATATTGCTGTAAATGCAGCAAATGCTGGAACTAATGTTCTAGTTATAACATTAGAAATGGCGACAAGAAAGGTTATGAAAAGACTGGGTTCCATGCGTCTAAAAATTAACGCAGATGAGTATGATGAAAAATCTAAAGATACTGTGTTTATGAAGCAAAAATTAAATAATATAAAATCTCAATCAACAGTTGGTAGTTTATTTGATGCCCAACCAGGTAAAATATTTGTTAAAAAATATAATACTAGTGACTGTACAGTAACAGATATTGATAACTACATTAAGAAATTTGAAGAGGTTAAGAGAATAAAGGTGGGTATGATTGTGGTTGATTATATAAATATTATGTCAATAGAAAAGGGTTTTGAAATAACCAACATGCTATATTTGAAAGGTAAGCATCTAGCTGAAGGTTTGAGACGTGTTGCTGATAAATATGAATGTGCGTTGATAACTGCGACACAAACAGATAAAGCCGTTTGGGGCGCATCAGATATAAAATTGGGTGATATACCAGAAAGTAAAGCTATTGCAGATACTGCTGACTCTGTGTGGGGTATTATAAGGAATCCTGAGATGAAAAAGAATAATATTTATAGATTAAAAATATTGAAGATGAGAGATGGCGAACACCATGAAGAACAAGTTAGATTTGATTTCAATACTAAATTTTTATCTATGGAAAATGACGTTTTGGTGGGCGCTAAATAAAACATATACTTTTTTATGTGATATAAATTTAATTGTAATCAAATATGATGATAAATTAAATTTTTTAAAAATTAATAAATATGAATGAAAACTAATAAAAAAATAGAAGACTTTGAAGATTTTGAAGAAGCATTAGATACAAATTCTGAAGATAATCTAACTGAAGAATTCATAGAAGATTTAGAGTTGTTGGATGAAGAGAACATAAATTTAAATTCAGAAGATGATGATGTGTGTATAACCAATGATAGTGTAGATGATTCTGAAGATGATATGGATGATATGGATGTTATGGTTAAGTTTAACACAAATAATCATAAACTTGAAGGTAAACATTCTCTATCTAGAGATACTATATTCAAAGGAAAGATTGATGAAAATAATGAAGAATCAGAGTATATCCTATATCAAGAAGATATTAATTTTAATGATGGCCTACCTATTGAGTCTGGAACAATATATGAATTTGAAAGTAGATTCAATGAAGATTATGTTGATAGATTAAATCTTCAAAGAGATATATATGACTTATTGAAAAGTAAAACAGATTTGGATTTTTCATCAAACAGAAGAAAACCAAATAAACAATCTTTCAATGACTACTATAAGATGCTTTTAGATAATATTGGTAAGGAATATACAAAATCTGAAATTTTCGTTGAATTATCTTATTATTTCACAGACAATATTTTCAACATGTTTAAATTACTAGATAAGGAATACGCAACACATTTGATTGTTGAGCTAAAACAAAGTGGACATTTAAACAACTTAAATAATATAAATTTTATATAAAAAAAAAATAAATAATATGGATTTTAAAAGGGAAGAAGCGTATGAAGAATCGCTAAAATATTTTAAAGGTGATGCCTTAGCTGCAGATGTTTGGGTTAATAAATATGCATTGAAAGAAACAAAAAATGAACAAACCGTATATCATGAATTGACACCTAATGATATGCACAGAAGACTTGCAAAAGAGATATATAGAATAGAATCAAAATATGAAAATCCGTTATCTGAAGATTTTATCTTTGATTTGATTAAAGATTTTGAATATATTATTCCACAAGGATCTCCAATGTCGGGTATTGGTAATGATGGACAAGTTGTTTCTCTATCTAATTGCTTTGTTATTGGAAATGATGCAGATTCTTATGGCTCAATAATGAAGATAGATGAAGAACAAATTCAATTGATGAAGAGACGTGGTGGTGTTGGACATGATTTATCGCATATTAGACCAGCTGGCACACCAGTTAAAAATTCAGCATTAACGTCTACAGGATTGGTTCCGTTTATGAGTAGATATTCTAATTCTACAAATGAAGTAGCTCAAGGAGGAAGAAGGGGAGCGTTGATGCTAACTTGCTCCATACAACATCCTGATTCAGAAAGTTTTATTGACGCTAAATTAGAGGATGGCAAAGTGACTGGTGCGAATATCTCTGTTAAAATTTCTGATAGTTTTATGGAAGCTGCAATTAACGCAAAAATGTTTACACAATTGTACCCTATAGAATCATCTAATCCAATTGTAACTAAAGATATAGATGCTCAAAAATTGTGGAAAAAAATTATTCACAATGCATGGAAATCTGCTGAGCCAGGTATACTTTTTTGGGATACTATTATGAAAGAATCTGTACCAGATTGTTATCAGGATCATGGTTTTAAAACGGTGTCAACGAATCCGTGTATAGTTGGAGATTCATTAATTGCAGTTGCTGATGGTAGAAATGCGGTTAGTATTAGACAATTAGTAGAAGAAGGTAAAGATGTGCCAGTATATTCGACTAATAAAGAAGGTAAAATTGAAATAAAGATGGGTAGAAATCCTAGATTAACAGGAGTTAAAAAAGAAGTTTGGAAATTAATTCTTGATGATGGTTCAGAATTTGTTGCAACACCTGATCATAAAATATATTTAAAAGATAATACATATAGAGAATTGAAAGATTTATTACCAAATGATTCTATTTCATCATTTTATTCTTTTAATTCTAATAAAGGATATAGACAAATTGCTCAAACTGGAGAAAAAATGTCAGGTGGTAGATTTAGAAATAGAAGACAATATAGATTAATTCATGAATTTCATAAAGGTTTAGGAATAGATTATAAATTATATAATATTCATCACTCTGACTTTGATAATCAGAATGATAATATAGATAATTTGAAACTTATGACAAGAG